TTGGGAACACCATTGGCGAACGGAGTCGCAGTCCCACCGAGCGCGGTGGAGGTGATCGTGCCGCTCGCAGCGGTCCCTGCCGTTCCGAGAACTACCAGTCGTAGCGAGGAGTCGCAGGAACCTCCCTGCGTGACCTGGGCACCCTGGATCGAGATCCCGCCCGCAATGGACGGGATCTTGAACAGTGGCCAGACCGCCGTACCCGCCAGCGCGCCGATGTTCTCGGACACGAAGTGGATTTCACCAGTCATGCATCACCGCCTATGCCCCAGACGGAGCAGAAGCATCGAAGCACATCGCCACGCCCAACGCGGGGCGCCACACACCATGAGCAAAGATCGCGCTCATGTTGAACTCGGTGCCACGCCGAGAGGCATCACGCTGCCCCTCAACACCCACCGGCCGGCGCCAGTCGATCGCCAGGGCATCGCGCGGGAAGACCGCGCCATAGACCGCCGTCCCGGCAGCCGTGTAGAAGCTCTGGTAGATGTCGGCGCCCATGAAGCGGGCCATCAGGCCACTCCGCGTGACCTCATCCTGCACCCCGGGAGCATTGACTACGGAGGCGCCCGCGATGCTCGCCGACTTGGCAAGCACCTGCCACTGATAGCCATGCAGCACGACGTTCAGGGGAACGCTCATGCTCTTGTTGGCATTCTTGGCGCGCGCAATCGCTGCGGCCAGGAACGACCAGGTGATGTTGACGGCCGAAGCGGAACCGGAGTTCCACCCGATCGTCCCGGCGGTCAAGCTTGAGAAGTTGCCGGCCAGGGCAGACTCGATGTAGTCCGAGGCCGCCAGGCCCAACTCACGCCCACCATCGGTGATGATGTTCTCGGGGACATCGCTGTCCCGGCGCAGATCGGTGACGAAGAACTGCAGGCCGATCTCGATCGGCGTCAGCGTGCCCAGAAGGGCGGGAGCGAATGCCGAAGAGGTCAGATCGTCGGTCTCCGCCAACGTGCCGGCGGACGCCTGGTTGTACTGAAACGCCTTGCGCGGATTGCCCCCGCGGGCATCCGTGAAGACCCGAACCAAACGCTGCATCTGGGCAGTCTCGCGAATCACGAACATCGCATCCTCGAGGATGTTGTTCGAGATGCTGGAGACATCTGCCCAGGTGTTATAGTCAGTCATTGCCTATTCCTTTTAGCCGAGCAGTCGCTTCCTGCGTTCTGCATCGGACTCTTTGGCGCCTTTATCGCCCGACGGATTGGTGGGTCCGATTGGACCGGCACCGGTCTTCTTGATCATGTACGCCTTCGCCTTCACAAGAGCCTTGAGAGCCTCATCAACCCCGGCGACCTTGCCGTCCTTCTCGATTTCAAGCTTGCTGAGATCGAGCAGGGCATAGGCATCTTCGGGGTCCTGGAAGCCCATCTGTCCAGCCGCGACGATGACGGCCGTCTTGACGCGTACCGTCGCCGCTTCGCTGCGAGCCTTTTCGGCCTCGCTCTGGGCCTCCGCCACTTGCTGCTTGAGCCGGTCCACCTCGGACAGAGACGCCTTCTGGCGCTCTTGGTCGGCCCTCTCCAGCTCTTCCAGGCGCACGCGCTTTGAAGCCGCCTCTTTGTTGGCGTCCTTCACGGCGCGCTCTAGTCTGTCTACTGAGGCCTGAAGTTCCTCGGCCGTCTTGGCCTTGGGTTGTTCCTCGGGCTTTGGTGCTTCCGGAACCGTCGCGATTACGGGTAGGGCCGTCTCGGCCTGTGCGGGTGCCATCTGATTGCTCCTTGCGCCGTCTCGGCGCTACTCTTTCTTCGCGGCCTCGAAACTGCCGCCGGCTTTCTTGCAATGCTCCCGTGCCGCTGGCTCGTCCCAGTCGTCGGTCGGGTAGCGATATGCCTGAACGGTTGTCGAACTCTCGCCCTTCAACTTGCCGATGATCATGGTCAACTTGCCGTTCACCATGCGACGGAAACTGTTGGCCTGGAAGTCGCCCGGTTCCTTCATCCGGCAGGAATGTTCGTTCGCGTAGGGCACCATGCCTCCAAAACGAAACCGCCCGGCACCGCGTCTTTCGACGCGAGGCCGGGCAGCACTCCGACTACTCCAGTGATCTGTCTTGATTATAGCACAGGTGCTATTCGCCACCTACCAGGTCGGCAAGGGTAGCCTCTCCGCGCATCGTGCCGTAGATCTCGTCCTCGTGCTGCGAACTCAACGCCGAGAACTCGAATTTGCCGGCTTGCCAGGCGTCGTACTTGCCAGGACCAAGGATCTCCTGCTGCTTGTCAGGGGAGAGTTGGCCGAACGCATCCTCTCCAGACTGATCGACCGGGTTGTCCTGTCCAATCACCGCCGGGATCATAGCGCAGCGACCATTGTAGTGGTCGTCGAGAACCTCATCATTGTCGTGAAACGTCCCGTGCTCGGCCCAACATGACGCGCATGTCTCACCATCCAACTCGGCATACCAGTACCAACCCTCGACAACGTCGCTATTCGCCACGAACGTCGCCCGGGCGGCTTCGCGGTAGGAGTAGAGTTGAACCGTGCGCGTCATTCTGAGCGCGTCCGTCAGTCCCAACCCCAGCGCATCGGTGATCCGGGAGGCCAACTTGACTGGCCCGTATCCCAACCCAACGCCCTCGATCAACTTGGAGCGCACGATGTCGGCCGTCGCCGGCGCAAGCATCTGCAGTCTCGTGAACAGCGCCGAGTTGGGTTGCAGGAAGCCCAAGAGACTCTCGATGGTATTGACGGGCAGATGATTGAACCCGGCAATGATGGCGGGGTTGCCGCCGGCGGAGAGGATCACGAGTTGCCGCGCGTCCTGAACGGATTGGGCAATGGCGGCACGGGCAGCGGAGTTCATCTCAATCTCGGCCCATCCGCCGAACTTGCCCAACTGCGCCTCGACATCGTCCATGAGGCCCAGGAAGCGGGACATCTTTGCGACTTGCCCAGGCGTGGGCGCATCGCGTTCAATCGTCAGGAGAAGCGCATCGATCTGATGTTGCAACGATCTGGCGATGTCCGAATAGGCGCGGGCAACGCGGCCCAACACCTCGGCGTCCCGGGCCAGAAGCGCGGCACGGAATTGTTCGGCCATCTGGATCACATCGCGCGGATTGGGTTCCATTTATGCGTTCGGAATCCCGCGGGTATGCGCCACAACCGGCACGGGTAGCGTCGGCTTAGGTCCAGTCGGCACAACGGGTGCTGTCTCCGCGGGCGGCACAGTCTCACCACCGCCACCCTTGTTGAATGCCCTCAGCAAAGCCGCCCCGATGTTGTCGCTCGCGGCACTGGCCTTGTTGATCCGCTCGTCTTCCGTGGTCCAGTTGTAGCCACGTTTCGTTGACGCGGTCTGTTTGCTGACAATCCCGCTGGCCAGGTCAACCGCTAGAGTCTGAGCCTGGTCGAGTTCGTTCACGGGTAGGCTGTCTTGCCACGTCACTTCGCCCATGTCGGACGCGTCGAGATTGGCCAGAACAAGCAACCTGCGATTGAGTTCGGTCAGGCCATCGCCATAGAGCAACCGCTTCGTGCCGAGTTTGTTCATGGCGTCGAAGAACAGGACTCTCAAGCCGAAGTTGGTCAGGGCACCCAACTTGTCCGCCATGCTCGACACATCGACCGTCCGGCTGATGTCGAACAGCGATTGTCTCAGGATCTCCATGAACCGCGCCGAGGATGCAAGGTCAGACTGCATCTCAAGATTGGCGATCTGCCCGGTCTCCGAGGGGATCTTGATAATGTCGTCCGGGCCCCAACTCATCTTCTCTGTCGGTCCCGTGAAGCCACGTCCCCACGTCCTGGGATGTGCGTGGTAACGAAGAATGCGGTGGATGTTCGATGCCACGAAGTTGACCGCGTCCTGCAAAGCAATGACGCTGTCGTCGATGTCCGGCTTGCCGTAGCAGCTCTCGGCATCCGGCAGGTTCTTCCAGTGGACGATGGGCGGGAACTCGTAGGGCCAAGGAGTGAGGGATTCCTGCTCCCACCTGCCCCGTTCTGATGTGAAGTTCAGCACCTCCCACGCTTCCGGCCGTCCACTATCCGGCAGGACGCCCCCGACAACCCGCGTGGTCTCTTTCCTGGCCGATTGATTGCCGGCTGCATTCACAGACATGTACGTCATCTCGTAGGCGATGACCAGGTCCTTGTCGTCAGGCGGCGCCTTGATCGACATGAAGAATGGGTTAAGTGGGATCAGGCGGGGCAATGACTTCTCCGCCCCCGTATGTCCATCCGGCTGGATCTTCACAAACACCGTCCCGTAGGTGCTGCCGTATTCTGCCGTGTCGTGAAGAAGGATCGCCCGCTTGTTGACCTTCCAGACCTCGTCGAGGTATTGGTCCTCTGGCGTCTCGCCCTCGCCCGGGAGATCGAAGGTGACATCTTTGCCGAAGAGGAGCGAGATCGACCGGTCGACAATGAGACCCGTCAGGTTGATGGCCAGGTTGTCGTCCGGCTGCAGCGGCTTCCGTACAATAGGCTTCCTGTGCTGGCCGCGGACATAGGAGCGCAACTTGTCGTAGTGCCTCAGCATCTCGCCTTTGCCGGATAGCATGTCCTCTGGCACCAGCCAGTTGAGCACGCTGGATCGAAGGTTATCGAAAATTCCCATCTCTCACCTCAGTCGTCGTAGATCGTATTTGGCTCGGAACTGATTTGCGGCGCCAGCATGAGTTCGGTGAATGCCCAGACAAGCGCGTCGAGTCTGTCTGGCGACTTGCCCCCCGGAACCCATGAGGTCAGTTGGTCCTCGAGTTCCGGGAACGCGCCCACATGATGCACCTTGCCTTGTTCGTATAGTGCCGCTACTGGCTCGGCTCGAGCCTGCTTGCTTCTGGACGCATGGACACCCTTGTAGGCGACCGTCGGATCGACGGTCGCGATTGTCATCTTCACCATCTCGCCGCCCTGATTGGTCTCCGCCACTACTCTGTCGGCCTTGTGCGCGTGGTACTTGAGCACTGCCCGGCTGCCCCATCCATGAGGCGTGTCCCTAAGCGAGGCATCCTCAAGGACGTAGCCATGCCCATTCGCCGCGATGCCGGCCACAATGATGCCCGTCTCTGCCGACTGCTCGCCGCTGGTGATCTCGGGATCCACAGCCACGATGATGCGAGACAGGTCCGGCGCCTTGGATACCCGCAGGCTGTCGATGGCCGCCAGTTTCCACAATGCGCCCGGCGTGTCCTCAAGTATCTGCGCCTCGATCTCTTGCCTTCCAAGACGCGTCCCCCGCATGGGATCAATCACTTCTCGGATGTAGGTGGGGGACAGGTTCTCAACGTTGTCGTCCGTCGGCCGTTGAATATCCCGCGTTGTAGGCGATTTCATCAGGCGCTTGATGAGCGGGATTGGCCGCGGGGTTGTGGTGATGCAGATCTGTGGCTTGGGTCCCACACGCAAGCCAAGCGTCAGGTTGGACCATGTCTCCTCAGTGTAGCGGAACTTCGCCAGCTCGTCGCACCACGCCGTATCATGCTGCGGGCCTCGCAGTTGGCCCGGCTCGTCACCCGAGTAGACAATACCAATGCAACCATTCGGCCAGGTCAGGCGCCGCTTCGATGGCTCATAGTGCGGCATGAACCACGGGGGGGAGACATGCAGAATGGACGAATCGCCAACCTCAATCATCGTGTCCCGCACATCCGCCTTCGTCTGCCCGACAAGGGCAATCCGCTCGAACTGCCCAGATTGCGCCCGGTTTATGACCCACTGAGATCCCGTCCTCGTCTTCCCAAACCCCCGCCCCGATCGCAGCAACCAGACAAACCAGTCGCCCGCGGGAGGCAGTTGCGCCTCACGGGCCTGGAATGTCCAATCGTACAGAAACCCCTCCGCCTCTTCGTCGCTAAGAGAGGCCAGCCACTTCGTCCTTGCCTTCGGCGGCAAGGCTCTGGCCCACAAGACGTGCGAGGCGCTCCTTGGCATCACTAAGCTCAATCGGCCCGCCATTCGCTCCGGTGATCGGCTGCGCCGGGAAGCCCTCGGCCCGGTTTGTGATGGCGCTGAACATCGACGCGGTGGGGTCATTCATAAAGGCCAGGTAGCACTTGATGACCATCGCATCCTTGACCCGAACAACCCCGATGCGCCGACAGTCCGCCGCCCACAAAGGCATCACGTCCGCGAGTTCGTCCCCCGTCATGGCACCAACCTCACGGACGATCTCGGCAAACGACTCGCCCCTGAGTGGCCGTCCCTTCGGATTGCCCGAGACGCCCTTCTTGAATGGCTTGCCTAGGCCGCGCCCTCTGGCTGATTTCTGGCTGCTTTTGGTTGCCATAACGCAAATGCCCCGGACGACCTGTCTGGCCATCCGGGGCAGCACTCCGGTTACTCCGAATTGTCCTACACTACCATTCTAGCACATGTCCGGCATTACTCCGTTCACTCCTCAATCCCTAGCCTCACCGCGCTCGCCGGCCTCGAGTGCCAGGGACGCCAGACATTGCAGTCGGCGCAGAGAATCTGCGCATCGTAGACATGAAGGCCACCATGCCGCAGGATCATCTTCCGGCCCTCTTCGACGCTGATGGCCAGGACGCGCCCACACCGCCGGCAGCAAATCCGCTCAGCCAGTCCAGCGTCTATCTCGGGAACGTCTGCCATCAGAATACCTCCAGCCACTTCGGATGCGCCAGCGTCCAGCGGACGGTCTTCTCTAGCGATTCCTCAAACGTCTTCGGATGTTCCCAACCCAACTCCTTCAACTTCGTCCCGTCGAGGGCATAGCGGAGGTCATGCCCCGGCCGGCTCGAATGGAAGTCCACCATCTCATACGCGAGCGGCTTGCCGATGATGTCGGCGATGGTCTGCGCCAACTCGAGGTTGTCCACTTCCCGCTCGCCGACGATGTTCACCTTGTCCCGTTTCCATTCCATCCGCAGGAGAAACAGGAGCGCAGCCGCCATATTCCGGCAGTGGATGTACGATCTCTGTCCCGCGTGCGTCTTCGTCTTGTCGGCGTGGATTGGGATGACATCGCCAGTGAGGACGGAACGGATCACCTTCGGGATGAACTTCTCGGGATGCTGCCTCTCGCCGAACAGGTTCATTGTGTGCGTGATGAGGACCGGAATGCTGTAGGTATTCGCATACGCGAGTGCCAGTTCCTCGCCGGCGGCCTTCGTCGCGGCGTAGGGATTGGCCGAGTTGTAG